CGACGGGGGCGTTCATCGCCTCCTCGACATGCTGGTCGAGGAGGTCTCGCTCGTCGATCGCGCCGCGAACAAGCGGCGCTTTCTCGTCGTGAAGAGGGAGTCGGAGGACATGGGTAAGAAGAAGACGGAAGAGACTCCCGGATCGGGTGGAGCGCCCGGGGCGCCGAGCGGGCCCGATGCGCCGAAGCCTCCGAAGAAGAAGCCGGCGAAGAAAGTCCCCCCGCGCCCACCGACGTCGAAGGCGAAGGCGCCGCCCCCGAAGAAGGACCCCGACGAAGAAGAGGACGAGGAGCAAGAAGAGGAGGAGGAAGAGACCTCCAAGGCCAAGCCTCCGAAGAAGGATCCTGGGGAGGATACCGACGAGGAAGAGGAGGAAGAGCAAGAGGAGGATGACAAGACCTCCAAGGCGAAGCCTCCGAAGAAGAACCCGGACGAGGACGCCGACGAAGAGGAGGACGAGAGCCAGGAGGACGAGCCCGAGGACGCTCCGTCGTCGGAGGACTCGCCCCCCGGCCGCAAGCCCCCCAAGAAGAAGGCGACCAAGGACGAGGCGAGCGGCGCGCCCGGCCCCGGGGCGCCCGACGACGAGGCACCCGACGAGGACGAGGAGACGCCGCTCAGCGTCGCGCTCGCCGCCCTCGATAGCCTTACCCAGGCCGTCGAGATCCTCAGCGAGTCGCCCGAGGACGGGACGCAACTCGCCAAGATCGCGGGCGACATCCGCGCCGCGGCCGACGCGATCTCGACCGCGGCCGGCATCGAGCCCGACGCCGACGAGAACGAGGAGCCCGCTGGGGAGACGAGCGTCCCGGGCCTCGTGTCGTCGATCCAGGAGATGCTTACGAAGATCGACAGCCTCACGCAGGCGCTCTCGGCGAGCTCGAAGACGCCGGCCACCACGCCGACGATCACCGCCGAGACCCAGGCCCCGCCCGACCTCGCCGGCACGCTCGCCGAGATCGCGCAGTCGATGAAGTCGATGGGCGACGTGATGAAGACGCAGGCCGCGCGCCTCGACGCGCTCGAGAAGCGCGCCGGGGTCTCGAACAGCCGGCCGCCGGGCGAGCGCGTCGCCAAGGGTGAGCCCGAAGACGCGAGCTGGCCGATGGACATGAACCGACCGCGCGACCGCGCCAGCACACAGAAGGCCGTCTCTTTCCACGACGACTGACCACACCGGAGAAGGCGATGGGTTTCACGAGCAACCGGACGATCCTCGAGAAGGCGGACATGGCGATCCGCGACCTGCAGGACGGGGGCGGCTACCTGCTTCCGGCGCAGGCGCAGAAGTTCATGCGCCTCTTGATCAAGCAGTCGGAGCTGATGGGGATGGCCACCGTCGTCCCGATGGCGTCGCCCCGCCAGCAGACGCCGAAGATCAAGTTCGGGCAGCGCGTGCTGCGCGCCGGCAAGGAGGGGACGCGCCTCTCCGATCAGGATCGGGTGAAGCCTGACTTCTCCTACGTCGAGCTCGACGCGCGCCTGTTCAAGGCGGAGATCGATCTGTCCGACGAGACGCTCGAGGACTCGGTCGAGCGCGGCGAGCTTCGGCAGACGATCATGGAGCTCATCACCGAGGCGATCGGCCGCGACATGGAGGAGGTGCTCATCATGGGCGACCTTCAGTCGCCCGACCCTTACCTGGCGCAGCTCGACGGCATCCTCGTGCAGACCGTCAGCCACGTCGTCGATGCGGGAGGCGAGAAGCTCACGAAGGACGTCCTCTTCGACACCATCCGGGCGCTTCCCAGCGAGTACCTGCGTGTGAAGAAGTCGCTCTCGTTTCTCACCAGCGTTGACGCCGAGCTGGGTTACCGGAACACGCTCGCCGAGCGCGCGACCATCGGCGGCGACAAGTGGCTCGAGACGGACGTACCCGTGATGTACTCCGGGATTCCGATCCGCTCGATTCCCCTGTTCCCCGAGAACCTTCCGGCGCCGGTCCCTCCGCCCGATCCGAGCGCGCCACCCTCTGCAGGCGGCGGGGCGGGGGCCACGCCTGCGCCCGCCGCTCCGGTCCCGCGGGATCGCACGACGATCATCCTCGCCAACCCGAAGAACATCCAGGTGGGAATCTGGCGGAAGGTCCGCATCGAGACCTGGCGCGATGTCTCGGCCGGAGTCCTTCGCGTCGTCGCGACGCTCCGCTTCGACGTCAAGTGGGCCGATGAGCTGGGTACGGCCAAGATTCTGAATTTGCGGGCGGCGTGATCCAGGAATCGTCGCCAGGAATCGTGTGGGCTCTGTCCCCGCGCGAGAGGCGAACGCCCCCCTTGTTCGGGTGAAGACAACGCGCGCTGCGCACTACGACTGCGGCGCAGCGCGCGCCTCGTAGGAGACCTCGATGGAGACAATGCTCGTCCGGCTCAAGCCGTACGACCCGCGGCGCAAGTTTGTCCTTCGCCGCTACGTGTACGCCGGCATCCACTTCCTCGTCACGCGCGGCTGGGAGCGCGTGCCGAAGGAGATCGCCGCGTACCTACGCGGCGTGCGGCAGAAGGAGTTCGATCCGTATTCCCCGCCCGCGTTCGACGTGTGTACCGACGAGGAAGCGACCGCGCTCGACGCGCGCGAGCGTGCGGAGTCGGCGACGCGCCGGACGGCGTTCGCGGCCGTCGCCGTCGTGAGGCCCCGCCGCGCGGTGGACGGCGTCGTGACGACCGCTGACCTTCCGGGCCGGCGGGCCGAGGAGGAGGTCACCCGTGGCCGCGAGGAGGACGCTCCGGCGCGCCCGCGCGCGGCCGGCAAGGGAGCGAGGTCGCGGTGACTGCCTACGCCACGGTGGCGGACTTGCGTGCAGAGGGCGTCCGGGAAGACGTCGCGAACGACGCGCGCCTAGGCTTCGCGCTCGAGGAGGCGTCGCGCACGATCGACCGGCTCACCGGGTGGTTCTTCGAGCCGCGCGAGGAGAGGATTCGCCTCTCGGGTCGCAACACGCCCACGATCGAGCTTCCCTTCCCGCCCATCGAGCTCACGCACGTGCGCGTCGGCGGCGGGTTCTGGATGCCCGCCTACGACATCCCGCTCGTCCCCGAGCTCGTGTGGATCGTGGGCGCTCCCATCCGCGCGGACTTCGACGTGCCGAGGATCACGCTCCGCTTCGGCTACGCATTCCCCTGGGGCCAGGGCAACGTCGAGGTAGTCGGCACCTTCGGGTACACGGAGCCCAACGGCACGACCCTTGGGCGGACGCCGCTCGCCATCCGGCGCGCGACGATGATCCTCGCGCTCCGCTCGGTGCCGGGAGTCGGCAACACCGAGGCGAGAGAAGACAACTGGCGCCGCCCGCGGCTCATCGAGGAGCGTACGCGCGACCAGTCCTACCGGCTTGCGCCGCCGCCGCTCGCGACCTCGCTGACGGGTGAGCCGGAGGTTGACGAGATCCTCACCCGCTATCGCCGGCCTCTCGGCCTGGGGGCGGCGTGATGCGCGGCCGGCTCCTTTTCGTCTTCTACGCAGAGTTCGTCCGCGTGGACGCGAGCGCGATGACGGCGACGTCGCCGGCGGTCGATCCCGACTTCCTCGAGCCTCGGATCGTTGCTGACGCGCCCGACGCCGTGGGCACTCTCGCGCGGGCAGAACTCCCGCCCATCAAGATCCCCTGCCAGGTGGAGCCCGAGAGTTTCGAGGCGCTTCACATGGTCGGCGTCGGCAACCAGCCGACCTCGCTCGTCCAGGTCGTTCTGCACTTCCGCGATCTCGAGGCGATGGGGCTCGTCGATGCGGCGAGCGGGCGCGCGCTCATCGGCCCCGGGGATCGAATGACGGGCTTCTATGACCGGGAGGGTCGTCTCGTCGAGACGGCCGACCTCTACGTCACCGAGGCCCGGCCCACTGGCTTCGGGTTTGGGCTGCTGCGCCCGCGCCGAAACCTCTTGCTCGTTGTGCTCGAGGCACGGGCCGCGAGCAGCCGCGGAGCGCCCGCGTGAGGCGCTGAAGGATTCGGGGGAGTGGGCACGCGCTCTCGCATGGTGCGAGCGCGCGCGCGGCACTCCCGCTGAAGAAGGAGAACGAACATGGCGAATACGAACGGAAGCCCGGCGCCGACGCCTGGTGCAGGAGCGAGTCCGAGTCCGAGCCCGGCGCCGACGCCCGGTGCAGGAGCGAGCTCTGGGAGCCCGAGCCCGGCGCCGACGGGGACGAGCAGCGGCTCGTCCGGAGCCACGGGTCCGAGCGGGGGGTCGTCCGGCGCGACGGGCGCGACGGGGAGCGGCGCGCCCGGATCGGCCGGCGCGACGGGCGCGACGGGGTCGAGCGGAAGCTCGGCTCCCAGCGCGGGTGCGACGGGAGGTGCGACGGGCCCGGGGGCGCCGCCGGCCAGCTCGTCGGGTGACTCGTCGGGGGCGACGGCGCCCGCGGACGGTTTGGGGACCACCACGGTGACGCCCGATCCGACCCCGGTCCCCGCCCCCGTCCCGAGCCCGAAGCCGGAGCCCTCGTTCGAGTGGGTCCAGCGCTTCTGGAGGCTGAGTGCGCGCGCGGTCGTGGACGCGATCACGAGCGTGCTCGACGCCGTCTCGGCCGCGCTCAAGGACGACGAGTCCAAGAGCGAGCCCCCCAAGACCGACACGAAGTCGGCGTAAGGCCATGGGCGTCGCGAAGATCGGCGAATGGCGACGGGCCGCGCAGCTCCTCAGACGAGCTGCCGGCGGGATGGAGCGATCCATCGACCGCGCACTTCGAGCCGAGGCCGAGGGGTTGAGGACGGAAATCGTCACCGGCCTCACCGACCAGGCGCCCGGCGGAGAGCCCATCCGGCCGCTCGCAGCGACGACGCTCGCTGCGCGCCGCTTGGAAGGGTTCGAGGGAGACAAAGCACTCCTACGCCGGGCCGATCTTCGCAACGCCATCTCTGTCACGGTCCGCGGGCTCGCCGCCTTCGTCGGCGTGCCCCGCAAGACCGTTCACGGCAAGAGCCTCGCACATAT